ATCATAGTCACCGCTAATGCGATCACCGTTCTTGAATAATACTACAACCTTGCTACTGAATGCAAATGGTCCATTGCCAACTGCATAGATGTTCATCACAGGCTTCTGTGATTTGGCACATTGATAACTAAAGAATCCCATTTTATGCTCCAATCAAACGATAGATCCAAAGACCCGAAATAAACACGACTAGCAATACAAGCCTGCCTAAGGCAGTAGCAAGAATAAATTCTAAAAATTTATACATATTAGAACCAATCCTTCTTGTCGCCGTTACGCTCGTTGTCATCATAACCACGATTATACTCGGCAACCTCGTCGGGTGTCAAGTCCGTGACTTCTTGGCTAGTGTATGTCGCACCTACGAAATAGTGCGGGCGACGGGGACGACCATAGTAACTATCTGCGCTACCACGATCATAAAGACCACCATGACGCTGATTAAGCATAAACTTTTTCCTTTGCAAAGTTGATCGTAAGAGATTGAGCCTGACTCATGAAGTAAGGAACCTTATCACGGCGAGGGCACTTGTTGAAACCCAGACTATAGTTCTGCTCGTACCGGCTACGCTTAAGTTGATTACCTTCTTCTTCAGAAACACCGTATGCGAGAATACGATAATCGCCCGCTAGTTCTCCATCACAGTCCCAGCGCATGATACCTCTAGCCAAATCGATAGGACCACGGCGTTCCTGGTCTGCAATAGACCGACTCGTTATATGAGTCATCTTTGTAACAGAACATATCCACTCACCGACCACATATAGATCACGCTTCTGATCTCCCGTCGGGGGAAGCATAGCAGGTTCTCCGTGCTTGTAGGCGTAGCCATACAAGCCAGCAGTATCAACCATATTACGCTTCTCGCGGTTAGCATCAGACTTACTAAGTCCGCGCATTACTATAGGATAGTCATGATAACCACCAACCGGATTGGTGAACCGTAAGAATGCAGATGCACCCTTCATTACCACTGATCCGCCGTTAGGAAGATCCAACTCATCGACCGTTATAACATTGAATATGTTATTAACATGGTCTACATCAAGGGCATTAGCCCAACTATTACTGAAATTACTCATATATACCTCATCATATTAGCGTTGATAAAAAAACAACTTTCGTTGCTAGGGGTGCTTCTCTTGCACTCCCATGATGTAATAATAACTTATATGCAGGTAAATGTCAAGGCTTTTTTACCCATTATTTTACGGAAAAAATGTTGTTTAAAAACAACAACTTACGTTAGCGTCAATGTAGCAGTTTCTTGCCTTCGTACATTTTAGTGATTTGGCTAGCGATTTGGCTAAGTTCTATCGCTCTTTCTGCTACTTCGGACTCGGTATTATCATACCATTCATCAAAGCAATTTTCTTCTACGCTTGCCCATAGATCCATCAATAACAGATAGTCTTCTTCTCCAAACTCATCATAGAGTTTGAGTTCTAGTGGTCCTAAATGTGCGATCAATTCAGGAAGAGTGTTGAATCGTTGTACTGACATTTTTCTCTCCTACAACATTATTTAGTTGGTACCAAATCCATCTAATATTGATCATATTGAAACTTTAACTTCTGCAAGTTGTCTATGGCTCGTCTTACACATGGCATGCAACAACAAATCTCTGTAGACTGGTTGTTGATCTTAAACTTGATGAAAGAAGGATTATACACCCTTATCTCAACAGGTGTGCGCAAATAATGAAAGTGTATTTCGTAGTATTTTACTAGAGATGAGTCTTTCTCTGCAACCTCTATGGGCGACAGGATACTATGGTTATAAGTTTTTAGGTAGGACTTGATTTGATATAGGATGTTATCGTTGGTCATTTGAAGGTATACTTCAATGTGACGAAAAACTCTCTATTATCCTTCTTCCTTTTTACATAGGTGCCATCTACAACGATGTGCCCATCATCGATCAATCTATCGAACAACGGTAACAATGTATTATCCTTATCAAAGAACATCATATGTTTGTCTCCTTGCTCATCCGTGAACCAATATTCCATATACTTTTGAAATTTCTGTTCGTTTTTCATAGACCTCAAAAACTTCAATTTTTTAGAACCATTGCGTTCTGTAGACTTGACCTTAGCATAGATGCTATTTTCAAACAGTTGATCCATGCTGATATCATAATCATAAAAGTAAGGCAACTTCTGTGCCATACCCATATATTTCTCTTCGTATTTAGTAGTTTGGTTACGCAGTAACGCTGATAGGTCTGTGCGCCATTTGGTCAGATGATGACCTTGCAATGTCAACAGCAACAACCTTTTCTCGTAGTAGGCTTTGATGCTATCTGCCCTAGCACGGTCTATATCAGTCACAGATTCCTTTACTGAAGGATGTGTCAATGACATATACCCTAACGTACTATTAGCACGTTGCATACGTTGTAATGTCACGCTGAGTGTGATCAAATCCTCCATAGTATCAATGATCTTTTTAGCAGTAAGAGTGACTGACCTTGCTACTTCTTCAGAGGTAAAAATCTCATCCAAGGACATTACTTGCTGGCGTTGCTTGATTTGTTTTAAGATGTTCATTAACTTACCGTTATATCTTCCATGCCGGCTGTGCGCAGGCGAACAATGTGGCCCAATTGCCATTGCTTGCTATCAAGACCTTTCATGATACCAAGCCACTTATTTCTCAACAATGCTACTTCATTGATGAGTACTTCAAAATCTATAACCTCGTCCTCACCATCTACATACTTTTCAGCATCACGGCTAGTGAGTGCGCGGTTATAACCTTCAAGATACTTCTGGAAATACTTCCTGCGTAATTTTCGTAATTGAATATTGAGATAGTTTAACACCGCTTCTATCTCTTGTAATTGATTAAATCGTTGCTCTGTGATGCCGGGTAAGTTGCTGATGTTGCTTTCAACTTTGCCCTTTACCCGGCAGTCCCATTGCGCCTGCTGTAGTTCTGATTCATAGTGTAGTATGAAATCAGGGATGACGCTTAGATCGGCGGTGATTCGTGTATACCAGTTCATCAATAATCTTCGTCATCGTAGTCTTCGTATTCTTCCTCTTCTTCTTCCTCAAATTCTTCATCCTCGAATTGTAAATTATATTCACGCAATGCGTCTATAACTTCACTTTCTCTACGGAATGCTTCTTTGATATCCGAAGTGTCATAATCATTTTCAATCAATATATTAACTAGTGATTCGGCCGCATCTACAAGATTTGCTCCATCGATCTCAATCTTCAATGCACGCCATACCTCTGCTATTACAGTAATACTCATCTGTGTTATTCCTCCGTGACAGAATTTGTATTACTTATCTTTGATTGTTTGGTTTCATATTCAGACATTACTTTGTCTAAGCAACCGTTCTCATTACTCTCCCAACCCTTACGGAAGAACTTGAGTATCTCACCGTCATCAGTAGTATATGACAATCGATTGCCTTCTTTAGTCAACAGTCCTGCCTTCTCAAACAAATCAAGCAAGCCACTATATGGGTTCATGCCAGTCTCATATGGAATCTTGACTTGAACGCTTTCAAAAGGCTTTGCGTAACGTGTCTTCATCACCTTACAGGCTGAACGAATACCACGTACTTCGCTGATCTTGTTGCCTTCATCATCTTCCTTGAGTTTGAGTTTCTTCATAGCAACAACAATACTTGATGCATAAATGAAGCCTTGTCCACCGCTGATCTTGTCATCAGGGTCAAACATATCCTGTGACGCATAAGTGTGATTAGTAGCGACCAATCCTACATTATGACTACCAAACATGTTTACACAGTTGCGAACAAGTGAAGTTAATGCTTTGGGCTTGCGACCCATGTCACCCTTCATATCACCTGCTTCGAATTGATTTACGTCTGTGGGAGTCAACAACATACCAAGACTATCAATGATGAAAAGGACCTTTGGTTTATCTTCAGCAGGTAACGCTTTGTAGTTCTTCATGAACTCACTAATCGTTTTCGCTACATCATCAATCATAGCCATGTTAAGTTTCAACAACTTGTCTTCAGCAGTATCAACACCAAGTGCCTTCAACCAGTCTTCGTCAAGTGCGTTTTCAGTATCGACCAACACAACGAAAATACCTTGTTGTTGTGCGTGACGTACTAAGTTGCCAGAGCAGATATAACTCTTGCCTGAACCTGATTCACCTGCAAATACTGTTACCTTACCTAGCGGGACTCCTTTGTTAAAGTCTCCGCTAATAAGATAATTGAGAGCGTGGTTACCGGTACTGATCCAATCAGTAGGATCATTGAAACCAATACTGAGGCCTTCAATACTCTTGGTAATATCTTTTCTAAATTTGCTAACATCAAATGGTTTCGCCATGTTACTTTACTCCCTTCGGATGTTCTTTCGGTTCAACCACGATATCTGAACGACCGATAGCCTTTAGCCAAGTGTTCAATCTATGAATGATTGTACTGTCATCTTTAGGGTTATCAAAACTAATATTACAGTCCATTACTGTATCGCCGCTATCTGCTTCACGGCTACCATAATTCAATGAAAAATTTTCATTAATTTTTAATGCTCTTGCCATATGTACCTCTTATTTCAAAATATTTCTCTTTGCTATTCTATCACTAAATGGTATTTTGTCAAGCATATCAGGACAACTGTCCGCGATACGGTCGAGTTCATAATCATTTGGGTAGTGTCTTAATGCGCCACGGGCACGATCACGGACGATGCTAGGCACTCTAGGCGTCTTGCCCGGATCACACAATTCTTCTAGCAATTTTTTTCCCTGCTTTAATGCGCGGAATCTTTCGTCTGGTAGTGTCATGATCTTGCTCCTAAAAAAGAAGATTGGGGAGAGCGGACCTTCCCCAGTCTAAATTAAGCCTTCTGTTGACGGGCACGAATCATCGCTAAAATGTCTTGTGCCTTATCACTTGAAGTACTCTTAGGAACACTTACCGGTTCACTTGCCTTAGTTGATTCTTCCTCGTCGGTGTCTTCAACTACTGCTTTCTTTGCCGAAACATTGAGAGTAGTAGTCTCAGTCACATGAGGTTCGCTAGGATTTCCTGCAGGAGCCTCTAGACCATATGGACGATAATATGCGCCCCACTTGTCATTGTCATAAGGCTTACCATCAACTGAAGCCTCAAACATTTCCTTGATGACACGTAGTTCGCTTTCGCTTGGCTTCTTTGGCAAGAAGTCAGCAAGATTGAACAAGCCATGTGCGTCAATCGCAGCCTGTTCTGCTTCAGTCAATGGGCTTTCACGACGGGCCCAGTTTGAAGTAGAATAGTCAGCATAACCACCCTTGCTTGTCTTTTTGACGTTGAAATCAGTACCATTCAAAAAGTCAGTTGGGATGTTTTCCATATCAGGATCCATCAAACTTGCCTTGATGATAGTAAAGATTTGTGGGCTGATGACAAATCTACGAATAGGATTCGCAGGAGTCACATCATTGCCGATTGGGTTCTGACGTACAAAACCCTGGAAGAGATAACTACGCTTCTTCCAATATTTGTTTGCCATTTCTTTGAGAGTGTCATCCTTATACCAAGGACGAACTTCAGCCAAGATAGGACAATTGTCACCATACATTTCTACGCATGGGACTTGTACAACTACTTGCT